CAGCTGGACACTGTCACGTTATCTCCTGTGCTTCCACCCACGCCCTGGTGGAATATTTTAGCGTATATCTAAGTGTTACTTCACAATTTACAATAATGGCAACTCCTGAGCAATCATGGATGGATAGGTTCCGCCAATTTTTAACACATAATCCCCGACCTGAAGCCATCCATAACAATGAGATTTTGAGAGCCCTTCGCGACACCAATTACCTTGAAAATCCCCCTCAGGAAGTAGCCGTTGAGACACAGCCCGACCCTACAGATCCCCAGGCCCGTATTACAATGATAGCTGGCGAACGACAAGAACGGTCAGTCGTACAGGCCAATAATGAAAAAAAAGCCCTTGACATGTTGTATCTCAAGACTTACGGTAAAACAGTCGATGAGAAATACAAAACATACTGCGCCTCCCTCCTCACCATGTATTTCGACCAAGTTCACTTATACGATCAATCCGAAAGACGACGACTACTAGAAATAGTTTATCCCCAACACATCAAAGAACGCCAAAATCCAAAACATGTCCTGCGGAAACAGGACATTGATGTTTTGAATATAGTCAATGAACAGGAACGACTTGAAGTGAGACATCCGCGTTGGTGGTGGCCGGGAACGTATAAAGTTAAACTCGACCAGGAAAACTGCAATGGCCTCCCCCAGATCCAACCATCTACCAGTTGGAATCAGTTGATCCTCCCGATTACCGCCGGCGTGACGATCGCTTCAATCGTCGCTTACACTACATACCGTCTCTCACACACCCCGACAAATTCTTCTATTACCCATCTGGTAGCGAAACGACTGCAGCAGCATACGGAAAGCGTCATCGACCAATCTCTCTCGAAACTTTTCAACCCGAGCGTATCTGCCGCCTCTACCGTCATATCCGGAAGTTCCTCTGCCACCCTCGAAGACTCACTAGAGAAGAGTATTGCGCAACAATGTGGCCAAGCTCTAAAAGAGCTTTGTACACGACTGCCCTGGAAGGTTTAAACTCTGGTGATTCCATCAAATCAACCGTCCAACCATTTACAAAAATAGAAAAAATGAGCACAAAAAAATACAAACCACCCCGCATGATACAAGCACGACACATTACATTTAACATACAATATGGCACCTACATCAAACCCCTTGAAGAAATGATCACAAAGAAATCCCGATATAAAGTAAATTTTGGAAAAGGCAATTATGACACCATAGCAAAGAAAATTGCACATTTCACCAGCAAATACAAATATTACACAGAAGCCGATCACTCAGTATTCGATGCCCATATCACAGTTGAGATGTTATCTCTTACACACAAATTTTATCAAGCCTGTTACTACCACAATAAAGAACTCAGAGAACTATCTCGTCAAACTTTGTACAATAAGTGCCGCACCAGGCAGGGTGACCGGTACACTTGCCGTGGCACCCGCATGTCTGGCGACGTGGACACATCTCTTGGCAACTCACTCATCAATTATGCCCTCATCAAAGAAGTATTATTCAAATTGGGCATTGAAGGTGACGCCATTGTTAATGGTGACGATTCTATCATCTTCACCAATAAACCTCTAAACATAGAATTGGCCACAGAATACTTCTCTCAACTTAATATGGACACCAAATTGAGCCTTTCAACAACAAACATACACACTGTACAATACTGCCAAACCAAATTTGTCCTGCGTAGTGATGGCACTCCGACCATGATGGCCGATCCAAAACGCATGTATCAACGGTTTGGCATGACACACACTTTATTGAACCATGAATACTACCCCCATTATCTTCAAGAGCTTATGCTTTGCCATTCATTAACACACACCAACACACCATTGGGATATGCCTGGTTGGCCGCCTTCGATAGAACGCGAACCATACCACTAGACCGAGCGTACAAATTAAAATGGATTGACCAAGAATATTATTCTGCTATGGAGCGTGAAATCTTATCCACTAAATCGACAGCAGAATACACCCAATCCATGTACCAAGCTTATGAACACATCGATCGATACGATGATTTGATACGCAACATATCCATAGGGTACAATTACACTGATCACCACATCTACATAAACCACCATACACAAACAATAACCACACATAACCACAAACATGTTAAAATCCCTGTGGTCCCCCTTAGGACTCGAAAAGCGCGAAGGATTTTCAACTCTCCTTGGTATAGCGAACCTATAGTTGATAATATCCTCACCATACACATTAAAACGTTAATGCACTCTAAGGAACGACGGGACTACAGATTTCACAAAGAGTACCACGAGCAATCCATCACCCAATACCATACCCATTAATGACCCTAGGCTACGATAACTACTAACTCTACTTGACGGAACGACGACCTTGCGATTCCCTAGCAACGACTGGAG